GGTGCACTACCAGGCTGTGCTATGCTCCGTTTGTGGGGTGAATGACGGGATTCGAACCCCACACAAATTAAAAATAATTCAATATATAACAATAAATTAAGATTTTAGAAGGCTAAAAATGGGCAAATATGGGAATATATAACCATTGGTACGGTCATCGCACCAAGACAACGATCGATAACGTCAAAAAGAGAAATAGCCAATATTGAGTGCTATGTTTAGCCGAGTAATGGAGTAATAAAAAAAAAGTACCTAAATAATTCAGGTACTTATTGTTAAAGCTTCAGAGTAATGTTTTAGTGAATCATTTAGATGATTATTACTTCTGAATATATTGATTAATTTTAGATAAATAGTCTGGCATATCTTCTGCAATCAATTTGCCGTAATGCTTATAGATCATAGATGTATCTGCATGCCCCAGCTGCTCCGCGATCCACTCTGGAGGTACTTGGCCACTTGATAATAATTGGCTGGCAAATGTATGCCGACCTTGGTTGATCCCCCTTTTTCGTACCTTCGCTTTTTTAAGGTGTTTACCCCACCGATAGCGCAATTCATGATATTCAAAATGTGTCGACCGTTCACGATTGAGCCAAACAAATCTTAATCGCTCCTCCTTATAACTGTGGTTATCGCGCTGAAGTACTTCAATCACCTGTGTTCGAGCATTCCCTGAAAAGTGATATTGCTCCTTCAGTGCATCCAATGCTGGCTGTAACAGTTTAATTTCACGTTTACGACGACGATTTTTAGTTACTCGATACACACCGCGAACATAAGACCGGTTTATTTGTATCGTCCCCTTTTCTAAGTTGATATCCTCCCATGCGATTGGAATCTGTTCCGACATGGAAAGACCAGTCCAGAAAAGGCAAGGTAAAAGGTTTTCGATATCCAAATCCGTTTCAGTCTGAAGTAATCGATTGATTTCAGCTTTGGTAAATGGATCTGGCTCTGGAGTATCCGCTTGGTGGATGGTGATGTTTTGGAATGGATCGAATGCCACTTTATTTTCATCGCGCCAAACTGCATGAACTTGTGAAAATCTAGTAATAATTTCACGTATGGTTTTACTGCTGTGCGTATCTTTTAATTGTTTAATCCATTTCTTTACCTGTTTAGTCTCTATATCTTCAGGGTGAAGTCTGCCCCATTTAGGGTTTATGTGGTTTTTAACATGTCCTTCATAGGATGCGTATGTACTTGGAGCCACTTCTTTTTTTATGTCTTCTAAGTAAATTTTTGCATAATATGAAATCTGATTTTCCTTTAAGTTTTTTGAATTAGGAAAATGCCTTGAAAGCTCAAATTTTCCCATTTTCATTTCAAGAGTGATCAATTCAGCCCATTGCTTTGCTCGTTCTGTGTACTCTGGAGTCGCTGGCCAATCTAAAGGCTCATTAAGTTTTTCACCTTTGTTGAGAATCCACATTCGCAAGCTGTTGCCACGACACTCGATACCCGCTGCCATAATATTTCCTAAAATTTACATAAACTTATTCTAAAAAAAATGCGCCTCATTCGGAGGCGCATTTGAGGTGTTTAATAGGTTCAGAAAGGGAGTTCACTTCTTTTGAAAGACTCCAGTCGCAACGAACTCAATAGAAAACCATTAGATTTCTCTATGAGTTCATCTAATGCTTGATCAGGTAGATCTGATATTGCATAACCTTTGTAAGCCCCATTAAAAATATGAGTAGGGATCCTGGCCATTTCAGAAAATTGATAAAGCTCCTCCATTGATTTGATCTGCTTCTGCCTAACAATATGCAATAAAAGAGAATATGTTGTTTTGCAGTCATTCATAGCAGAATGTGCCCCTTTAAGACTTCGTCTTGCAGCCTTACGATCACGGCTTAACTGGTAAGACAAAGCAGTCAAACTGTGTGATTCAAAATGTGGCCAAAGATATCTAGCCATTGCCAGTGTACAAATACGTTTAATCTTCGTTGTGTCACATCCAGCACGGTTTACAGCATCGATATCATAATCAATATTGTGGCCAATCAGATATTCGATGTCATCTTTAGGCATTCGGAACTTGGTAAATGGCGGACATTTGAAAAGATCCTCGTCAACAATGTGATGTATGGCCATGGCTGCTATAGATATAGGTTCACTTGGCTTATAACGTTTGGAGAATTCAAACGATGTAGGAACAATTGGATAATCTGAATACTGAGTAAAACCAACTTCCATTGCTGCAGCTTCAATAATATCGCCATGTAATTTGTGGGTTTCTGTGTCAAAAATTAAACCTTGATTTGTCTTCATAATCACTCCATCCACCTTACACAGTCACTTGTAGAGCATTCGGCAGCGATATGGCCGTTGTGTGCGCTAATTTGATATCTTAATGTTCCGTTTGAACAAATAGGACAGTCCATTTCACTTTGAAAAGTTAATTGAGGTTTACTGGTCCCATGTTTGTCAGTAATCGCTTCGCGTGCAATCACAATATTTTGAAAGTCCATTTACGTCTCCTAAACTGGGTTAGCAATTGGCTGTGTATCGAGCCTTTGCATCTGGATTACCTTTACTTCAGTAACATAGCGTTCTATTCGTTTTTCATCCGTCCACTTACGGGTATGAAGCGAGCCTTCGATATAGACTTTTGCACCTTTAGTTAGATATTGGAGAGCGATCTCTCCTAAACGGCCATAAGCAACAATACGATGCCATTCGGTATTTTCACGCCATTCGCCTGAACGCTGATCCTGCCAGCGTTCAGATGTTGCAATAGAAAATTGAGCGTACGAGCCACCATTCGGAAAGTTTTTTGACTGAGGGTTTGCTCCAAGTGAGCCAACCAAAATTACTTTGTTAACTCCTCTCATAGCTCACCTTTAGTCTTTAAATAATTAATTTTGGTATGAACGCAATTCGTGTCTCTATCTAGTACTTCTGCAATGTAAGGAACTTTAAAATTGTCCTGAAGCATGGATTTCAAGACAGTTACTTCACTATCCCACCAAGTACCACGTGTACGACGAAAATTATGCTTTGGCCTTCCCCCTTTTCGTCGTAACAAATCGACTCTTTTTCTAACACGTTCAATAGGACAACTTAAAACATCAGCTATTTCGCCAAGTGCTTTACGATCTTGAAGCATACTTTCAAGGACATTAACTTCGCTTTGCCACCAACGGCCATGTGTAGTCAATACATTGAATGAATGACCAAACTTTAAATGTTTTGAGACTGCTACATTCATGCTGTATCTCCTTCGCCATCAACCTTTAAAAAGTGTTCTGGATCAATATCGATTTCCTTATCTAAATCTTCATCCCAAATAAACAGATCTCCTTTACAGCATGGGGATACATACATCATTTGACCGTTTTCGGTGACTTCACCAGTTTGGTTATTGATAATCCTTTGATAAATAGAGTTGAAATATAAAGGTGTAATCGCTTTACCTGAACCACACGTAGCACAATTCCAACTCTGATTTACGGCAAGCTCAGGTAATGTGTTTAAAGGTCGATCAGCAACAGCTGAAGGTAATTTACGGTCGTAAATATCGTCATATTCTTCAAATTCATCAAACATGATCTATCCCTCCAAGCCTTGTTCTTTACGGGCTTTTAATTCTTCCTCCTGGTGCAGATCCTCTGCTCTTTTTACTGCAATCTCCGCAGCATCAATCATGTTTTTGGCTAAGATCCATTGCTGACGAAATGCACCGCCCAAACTGTTCGAACGGTATTTACCTTCTTCATTAAACTTGAAGTTATAAGGAATTCGAATAGAAATAAGGATAAGGAATTCCAGATCATCACAAGCACGGTAAAAATCTTGAATTATCTCGCTTGCATAATGCTTGATTTCATCATTGTCGCGAATTTGTATAAGTGTTGATTCAAGTGCTGGACACTGTTTTAAAAGAGATCTACTAGTCCAATCTTCATAAGCATCATCAAGAAAATCGGCAAACTGATCAGATACATTATGAGAGTCGGATGCAGTAAGGCTTGGTACGTGTAAGATATTTTCAAAAGTGACGTTTGAATTGAACATTTCTTCGATCAAGTTTCTAGGAAATTTATTGTTTTGCATGATTCAATTCTCCAGTTAAATTTTTGCTAAAACTTTGCCTGTCACACGTAGCATTTCTACTGTGACACCCAATTTTTCGGCCAAAGTTGCTTGGTTCTTTCGATCAAGAAAATTACATGCCCATTCCAAAGATTCACCTTTACTATGGTGACCAAGAAATTGTTGGGTCTTATCAGCGATATAAGGTGCATCCATACCATTTTCTGTAAAAGTTTCTATGATTAGGTGTGCTACATAATTTAAGTTAGAATCGTTTTGCATAATTGCGCTCCGTTGTGATTGTGTGACACATACAGAAGTGGCCGCTTTTGTATGTGTGCCTATAAAAATTAGAAAAATGAACGTGAACTTCCAGTTTCAGACTTCGCTGCGATTAACAGTGCTTTGAGTAAAAACATTTGAGCCAAAGAATCTGCTAGATCTCTAGATTTCTCACCGTTGTCGGATCTTGCTTTAGGGAACTCAGGCAAATTCAATAAATTGTAGAAATCATCTGTATATGCCCATTGATGAATATGGCTTTCTTTTAAATCGCCTTTAGGTGTATGCCATTCTTTGCATTTATTGCAGTACTCAACATCTGACATAACTTGTTTATCTTTAAAGATCACAATGATTGAACGACCATGCTCTGGCAGAATTGATGCCGCTGAGAAAATTGAATCCATTTTTGGATGTGCTGGAATTGCTTCAATTTGAACATTAAATTGTTCTGCTTTTGATTCATTTAAAATGTGTTTGGCAAAGTTATAAACGCTGTCCAAAATTGAACCAGAATTAGAACCCACTCCTACTGGATAACCCATTTTGTTTAGAAGATCTTCTCGTTGAATATCTCTCCCTTCCAAACGTTTAGATAGCCAATTCGCAACATCTTCCGAGATAGGCAATGAAGCTTGCAGAAATCCTGGTGTTGAAATATTTAATTTATACATAGTGGTTTCCTCTATTTAAAAATGGGATTAGTCCCGTGATGACACTGGTTTTTCAAAGATCCAACAACGTTTTGTTGAGTTGGTGATTTTGCTTTGAATGGCTTTATTCGCCTCAACAAAGCGGTAATGAAGACTGTGTCTAAGCGCAGTCTGCAATTCGTTTACTTCAGGTAATGAATATCGATAATCTGCTGCGACTTTGTATAAATGGGCAAAGTTGATGGCGAAAATATCTGATTTGGCTGAGTGGTTCACCACGCTGTCATGGTGCTCAACCTTTCTGATTGAATCTTCCATTTCTTCAATGGTGTTCCAGAAGTTCTGGACAATGATCGAATCTGACTTGATAACCTTGTCCCGTGTCTGAGCCATTGCGATAAATTCAGCATGGACTTGCTTTTGGATCTCTAATGGAACCTCGCATACATGCTTGCAAAGGGCATCAAATAACGACATGAATTGGGCATGGTTTTGAACCACACGTGAACTGCGGATGTTGTGTTGTTCCTGGTGCAAAATCGCATCATATTTTTCAAAGCCAAGCTTGTAGGCTTCTAAAATCGCTGCTTCCTTTGATAAACACTGCAGTATGAATTGACTAACATCTTCTGGCTCATATTTATCGAGTCGACGAGACGCATATAGACTGTTTTTAGTGAGTTGGCTCTTCCAAAACTTGGTATGAACGATACGTTCCATGATGGGTGTAGTGGAAACAACTTCAGCATTTTGGCTGATAACAATTGTGCCCATGAATGGTGGCTCGTATGTTTCGTTACCACCCGTTTTCATCCCCTGTGCACCTAGCGATCCACCATCAAATAATGTTTTGAGGGAATCCCAATCGAACTGCTTAATTGTACCTTTCTCATTTTCTCGTTCTGATTCAATCAATACGACTGGCAAATTTGAAACTTGTCTGAAGGTACGAATTAAGCCTGATTTGGTGGATTTAACTGGATCAACACCTTCGTATTTGATACGACCAAACAACTTCCATAAAAATAAAAGCAGAGTCGATTTACCTGTACCAGGTTCTCCGACGACTTCAAAGAAAGGAAAGGATTTGTGCATTTTGCGGATCTGTTGGGCGTATAAGCTGCCAAAAAATGCCGTTAATGTAATGAGTCCCCTAACGCTATACGCATCTATAAAGTCATTAATCCATTGTTTTTTATAATCTGTTAATTTCGGATTGATTTCTAAAGCAAAAGGAGCTTTACACTTTAAGTTAGTTTTGTTTGGGAGTTCAAAGTAGTCTTCTTTGTTTAGTTTGAACTGCTTACTTGATTGGTAGGCTAATTCACCCAGAACATAGGCTTTTTGGTCGGCATGGTAGCCAATGTAATTGATCAATTGAACGCGCTTAATATCGGTCAGCTCACGCTCTAAAAAGGCATCAAGTTGATTGCTATTCCCTTTATAAAATTTACCTGGTGCAATGTGTAAAAGACGTTTTTTAAACTCTGAAGCTGACGAGATGTGCCCTGCACTGAATGTGTTTTTTATGGTTTTAGCACCGCGAGGAAAATCGATCTGGAAGTAATAGTCAGCTTCGTCGATTTCTGCCATGTATTGGTAATACAATCCACGCGGTCGACAATCCATAATTAACTTCGCTTCAGCTGCTGCCAAAATTGCTGCGTCTCGACGTTCTTCTATTGCTTTGTCTTTTTCTTCTTGTGCCCAATCTTGATTGTCTTTGTCTTCAAAATTGATGCCTTTCATATAGTCATCGTATTTGTCCATATCGAGCTTGAACCAATACACTTGATTGTTAAAATCAAAAGGAAATGATTTAGTTCCTTTGTGCTTGTAGATAAGTATGCCTTTATCCACAGCTTTCTCTGCTATAAGCAACGATCCGTAATACTTATAAGTTTCTAAATAGCCGAATGTAAGTCGGTCTTGTTTATATAGATCATTCCAATCTGTCTTTTTACGTCCACCAGGAGGTAATGCAACATCACATTCCCATCCATCAGCTTTAGCACGTTCTAAATTCTTGAATATTCCATCATGGCCAGCTGGATCGTTATCAAATGCCCAAACAAGTTTGGGTCTTGGTTTTCCTTCTGCATCACACTTGCTGGCTAATATGCCAAGAAATATGGCTGGATAATTATTACAGCTTAATGCTGAAAAGCTGGTGATGTCAGAAAGCCACAAAGCAATAGTGTCGAAGATACCTTCTGTAATCCAAATTTCTTTTGAATCAATATAGTTGGTATTTGGAGTCGTCCATGCGTGATTTTCCGATTTCCACCCATATTTGAATGTCGTTTTTTGCAGAACGCCATGATCATCCAATATGCGTTGCCACCAACCTTCATTTCCTTCTTGATCAGTAATAGGAAAACGTAAGGTGACAGAACTAAGATCATGCTCAGGACTTTTGTAATATTCTTGAGAAAAAGTAAGTCCAGATAGTTTCTCAAGTGGGAAACCTCGACCTTCAACTAAATAGGCATTAACAGTTTTGTTTGGATCTTCTTGAGTGGGTTTAAAACGTTTCTCCCACTTTTCGAAAATGTCGGGATAAAGATCTCGAATTGAGATCTCTTTTCCACATTCATTTTTACGTGGGCAGAATACGACCCATGGTGCTTCAGCATGTGCCCAAGCTGAACGCTCTTTATGATTGCATTCAGGACAGCGACCGCCACGTAATTTACCGTTTTTGACTTTAAAACCGTAGTCGTTATACAACCGATCTACAATCAAGGTTTGAGTTTCTGGATACATATTTATTCTACAAGTGGCGTTTCTTTTTAACGATTTCTCGTCCTGCTAAAGTTAGTAGCTTTTCCTGAAGCCTTTGCCTAATAAGGAATTCAAGCGTTTCTTGTATATTATTGAGTCCTAATTCGACTCGGGCTTCCTCAATGATTTCTAACTCTTGATCGCTAAGAGTTACGATTTGTCTGGTCGGCATTTTCAGCTCCCTTGGAGGTGCTCAGATGCGCCTTTATTCATTATTTTTTCTAAGCTAAAATCGCTCACATCATCAGCAATAAGAATCGCAAGTGCTTGCTTTAGTGCAAGGTTTCTAAGCATTGCTCCAGTATGTTCACCAGTCATACGGTTTACGATCGTGAATAAAGCTGCTTCGTCATCTGTTAAGTTGACATTGAATCGGTTGCCTCGTTTTTGCTTATAACTCATGTATCTATGCCTCTTGTGCTTTGCCTGCGTTGTAACGTTCTCCAGCAATACTGGATTTACTGCGGTTTGTAGCCTTTGCCAACTGATCGATTTCATTGAATTCGCTAAGTGGCATGTAAATAATCACGCTTTTTCGTGGTTCATCTAACTTAGGGGCACGGGTACTGTGTCGGGGTGTTTTTTCTGTGCTCATACGGTATCCTAGGAAATAGTGATTTGCTATGAATCACTATAGCACATAATTTTTACCTTTATACATAAAAAGGAAATATTTTTATGCCTGATATCGACCCGAATATTTCAGCGGATATTGCGATACGATTTAAAGAAGAGCTTGAACGGAAAAATCTAAAGGCTAAGCCTTTGTCAAAAGAAATTGGTGCTAGTGAAAATACGTTAGGCGCTTATGTACGTGGAAATGTGCCTGATCAATGGGCTTATCTACATAATCTTCATAAGAATGGCGTAGACATCCGTTATGTTCTGCTTGGGATTGATCCTGATTATGCTGGTCTCACCAGTGAAGAAAGTTTGTTATTAAAGGCTTATCGTCAATTATCACCTGAAGGTCAAAATGCATTGTTAGGGTTAGGCAAAGCTTATGCAAAGGATTTAGAGAAATAGCGTTGAATCGAAATGTTGAAGCCTGATAAATTTATTATTCAGATTCAAAATGAAATTGAGTCCAAGTACGTACAAGAAATTTTATTTAAATTAGAATGCTATTGGATCAATAAAATAAGACCTGATTTTATAGATAAGCGATTGAAATATATATTGGTTATAGGATATGCCATCCAATTTATTGAAGATGATGAATTTGAAGAATACCAGGATATTTTAAAAATAAATTTTGAACAACTTGGCTCCCTGACTTAGTTGAAAAAGCCTCCAATATTGGAGGCTTTTTTATTTATTCAGTATCTTCAACATATTGTTGGACAACTGCCAATTTCTGCTCAAGATCCTGTAGGAGGTAAATCAAATCATTGTTGTTGTAGATGACATCCTTATTCCCAGTCGAAGCTTCAAGCGACTTTCTCCACACTCGTAGTGTGCCGAGTGAGCTATCAATATTTAATGATGCATCTGCATAAGTCGTTTTCATTTCGTCTAACCTATCAATCTGATTTAATTGGAATTCCCATACGGTGACTTCCTGATTATTCCAAATCGGACTTTTAATCGACTTTTCACCCATAAATTGAGGATAAATCAAATTTTCAAATGCATTTTTTAGTTCATTGATATCAAGTGTTTTTAGGTTTAACTCTCTGGCCAAGTCATTTATTTGATCTGGGCATATACCTAAAAATCCCTTGGTTCGTACGTGATTGATTTTAACCGACAAATATACGGATCTGTCTATAATTTCAAAGAATAAAACACAGATTCCAACTAACTCACTGTGCTTAGACTGAACTCGAGGGGCAATGGGTACGTATGGGATTAATTCTGTATTCATGATTTATCGCCCTCCAAAAAAGAATAATGAAACCGTAAACATGACCGTGCACAAAGCTGCTAGTCCATCAAAAATATTTTTACGGAATTGGGCGAATTTAAATTGTTTCTGGCGTTGTTTGTAGTCTTGCCAGTTATAGATAGGTGTGTGCTCGATCGCATGAATTGTTTTTTTCATGATATTTACTCTGAGTAAGTTTTTCACAAACCTACCGACATTCCTTCCACAGAATGGTGGTAGACCGAACAGGGGTGGAAGTACCGTACTCAGAGAACGGCCAGCGCGAGGCTGCCCTGCCCGATCTACCATAACGAGTATAGCCGATCAGACTTTTTAGGCAAAAAAATAGCCGCTTAAGCGACGATATTTTATGCGCTCTGAGTAAGTTTTACAGACTTCCACATCTGTACACAGATTTTGCTGTGTTCATACATCTTGCCGATAGTGAATCACTATGTCAATATAATGATTCAGTATTTTATATAT